GTTGACTTAATGGACTTCCGCCTACCAACTGATTTAAACTTTGACTTCTAAAAAAAGAGTTCACTTTAATTGACTTTCCCCACATTTTTCTGAGTGGTTCAAAACAATGCTGAGCAACCAATTTCATATTGTTTAATTCTTGCTCATTTGGTTGGTTACTAATCCCGTTTCTTATCGCTGTTGGTGATAAGGTAGCCTCTTCGTAAGTTATGTGTTCGCTAATCTTCATAATTTTCATAATAAATTTCAGTTAAAAATCCTTCTGTAAGTATTAAAGCCATTCGCCTAATATTGTCTATTCGGTCTTTGTCCTCTCGGCTTTGCATAGAGTAATCGTAGGCCTCAGAAACTCCTAAAGCTACCGAGCAAATATGGATAATTTCTCCCCTTGTTTCGCATGGCTCGTAAATGATTTCTTCATTTATTGTTTCCTCAGATAACTGCTCCATTTATAACCTCCTTTTGATAAACTTGTCCTTCGTTAATTAAAATAAATCCATGTACCCAATCGTTAATTGGCATATAAGCAGGGGATAAATCGCAAAGGCATCCAGTTGAATAAGCATAATAGTAAGGTTTGCCTAAAATCATTCCAGCATCTTTGCTCTGCCTATGGAAATGACCGATAATTAATGGTCTATTAATCTTCATTCGGGCCGTTCGTGCTGGGTTAATACCTCCTGACTTCATAGGTAATTCGTGTCCATGCAAAACTGCGATGTCAAATATGTAGCACCATTGTAAACTATCTAATTGAATTATCTCAAGTTCCCTAAGTCCGAGTATCTCGGCTAAATTTATATGCTCAATATCTAATAGCTCAGGAGCTTTTAACCTGATCCATTTATCAAATCTTAAATCATGATTTCCATACTTGTAAATAATCAAAGCCTTTGGGAACATCTCTCTAAGGCCTTTTAAAAAGACTTTAGCGCAGTCAAGCTCGTATTTAACCGAATGCTTTGTAGTAGTATTTTCGTGTTTGGAAATTAAGGCGAAGTCTAAAAGGTCGCCATTTATATAGATAGTATCAACCTCCTCTTTTAATCCATATTCTAACGCAGCAAATAAAGCTTTATCATCATGGTATGGCAAATGAATGTCACTAATAATTAAAACTTTGTGTCTGTCTTTAGGTAGGTAGTAAGGTTCTACTTTTTCCGATTCGCCTTTGGGTAGTTCCTCTTTTAACTTAGCTAAGTAATCTATATGTTCTTTTGCAAAACCTCTATTTGTATCACCATCTGAACCTCTATAATACCTAATTAATCTTCTAATTGATTCAACACTTTTAAATTGTGCTGGGTTATCTGAATAGATTTTTTTAGCAAGTGTTAGTGTAGCTGTATTTGGAAATTGTTTTAAGTAATCAAGTATTAATTTGTTTGGTTTCATATGTATAGGCTTATGAATAACAAGCTCATGATGGTAGTTACAATCGGAAAGGCTAAACTTTTAACAATTAAAAAAGCTACGATGTTGTACTGAATGAATTTGCATAAATGCCAAGCATCCCAAAACATCGGAAAGTATTGAAAGAATAAAGGTTTTAACATCTCGCTTCTTTCTCTTGAAAAGAATCTACCTAACTTATAGTAAGCATCGTGATGGGCTATTGAATCACGAATTGCATCTAACCATACATATAGTAGTAATAAAATCATTCACTCTTATTTTTGATTAACTTTTTTAATGCTCCTTTTAAATCATCGGGAATAACCAATAGGCATAAACCAACAGTTCCAATAGTAATAGGATAGTAAATATCAATTTTTGTTTTTGGTTCATATAGTAAAGGGAATCCGATTAAGAATAGCGAATAAAAGAAACATACAAACCCGCAAATCGTAGTGATTGGGTGATTTAAAATTGAGATATTTTCTTTTATTTTTTTAACCATTTTTTTAGCATTTGTGATAACTGCCAAAGTGAAATAATAATTGATAAGGTAAACGAAAGAAACTGAACTACGGGCAGCCAATGAGTCATAAAACCTATAAAAGCCAATGCCCAACTAACTATATTAAGTTCTAAAATTTTTGAATCCATTATAAAGCGTTTACTGCGGTTATATAATTTTGAATTATTGTGTTAAATGTAGCAGCTTCATTAGTAAAATCACCACCAATAAAAACCATTTTCATCTGTGTTGTACCATAAGATGCTCCATTCCATAATACATACCAATTAGTTGTATCTGTTGTAACCCAAGCAGCTGGATTTGGTATAGTACCTGATGAAGTTCCATTTACAAAAGCTGCAATTGTTCTCACTGGTCCAGCCGTTTCTGTTCTATTTAAATGAACAAATGAATTAGCAGTATAAGTTGATACAATTGATGAACCAGCAATTTGAGATGAGCCACCAACATTTCTTATTCTTGAGTTAGAATTTTGTGTACTCAAAACTGCTGAACTAACTCCAGGAATTGTACCAACAAAACATCCCATTGATGCTCCAGTTGAATTAAAATTTCCACCTACTGGTATATGTTGTAAATTTAAATTTATTCCTTGATTTGAACCATTGCCAGTAAATCCTGATTTAGGGCTTATACTTGGTAAAGCACCTTGAGCAGTACCATAATTAGCAGAAGGATTTTTCCAATTGATTCTTGCAAAACCTCCATTTGAATCTGTTATGTTGTTGGCAAACATATAAAAGGCATCCAATTTAGCCCAAATACCAGCAGCTTTTAAATTAACTATTAATTGATTTTGCAAAGTTTGCTCCGCTGAACTTGGAATTATAAATATACTTGAATTTGCATAAGATAAAATAGCTTGATACTCGGAAGTAAATCCGCCAAAGCTACTACCATTACCAGCTACAAATGTTCCTAAACCTAAGCTAATCATTAGCCTAATATGTTATAGCCGTAACCAATAACTGAACCTGAGCTTGGTGTAATTGATGCAATCGGATCACCATTAAAAGCAGGGATTAACATTCCTTGTTTTAAGGTCTTTCCGCTCAATCCGTACTGAGTTAATAGGTTCTGTCCGCCAACAGTTGACAAAGTAGTCAAAACGCAATCAGCATTCACTACCAATACGTAAAAAGTATTACCAGTTGAGGCTGCATCAATGAATTTACATCCGTTACCGCCTAACATTCTTTGTTCTAATATCATAACTTTATATATATTTTTATTTTAAAATTTTAATTTGTTGGTATTAAGCAGCTATTGTAAGGGTTAGCTATGTTTAAAGTAAAATTACAAACCCATCCTGCTACTTCATCTCCGTAAGAATCTTTTATTGGTGTACAAGAAATATTTTCCTGCATCTCAAAATAAGAACCATAGTAAGTTGATTGCTTAATTTTAGCAATCACGTCAGAGATAATTTGTAAAGTATCACTCAATACATCTCTTTCATTGCTTAAGTCCTTTAAAACGATGTCTATTGCAGTTAATTGAAGGTTTAAACTAAATACCTTACTTCCGAAATTAGAAGGTCTTACATCGCCCCAAAGCAAAGGATAAGATAAGGGCGCACTCGCTCCCAAATCTGCGACATCACAAAAAGTAAAGTTCCCATTTAGTAAGGCGTTACTTGTTGCTATTTCCTGTAATAGATTGACTACTTTGTTTAGGCTGGTTTGCATTTAAATAGATTCTTAGTTTTTCTAAATTCGCTTTGTTTTTACTTCCTTTTTTTCTCATAGTTTAAGTTTTACGTCTAAAGTTTCCTTGATACTTCACGCTTGGCGGTACTAAATCCCAGTCAATGTCTGGACCTAAATACATTCCGTTTTGATAGTTGTTTGAATTAGGATAAATAGTATCAATATTTGCGTTTTGTTGCGTCAAATATAGCGGATAAGTGCTTGTATTTGCTAACAAGAAATTACTCAATCTCTCTGCATACCACTCTGCTCGGTTCTTTGTATAGTCAAGTAAGTATCTAAGGTCCTCCATTGAAGCCTGGTTACTAAATTCTGAATTCTTAGTGGCTATATTTTTGTTCTGAAATTTAAAACTCAAGGGCAAAATTGACTCATAAATACAGTACTTAACCAAAGTCGGAGTAATATAAGTATCTAATAGAGTCACATTAGCAGCACTAACTGTGTTACTTGATACCTGAGTAACCAATTGATTGTAAAGCGAAGTACCAAGTATAGGAAGTAAGTAAATATTCTGCGCCTCTTTTATTGTTGGAACTAATAATTTAGGGTCAACGTTTTCGCTGATTATTGTTTCTTGTTTGAGAGTTTCCTCTGATATAAATAATACTGTTGCCATTACTTTTTCTTAACTAAAATTGATGCCCATTGATGTCTGCAATAAGGAAGGTGAATATCGGTACCAGGTTTAGTATACCAACCTCCACGTTTTGTCCATACGTTTCTGCCAACTCTATTTGAAATTTTATTTATTTCGTCTCTTGTATAAAGTTTATTCAAGTTCAATAAAGCCTTACAAAATGCTCTATTCTTACTATCATTTGGTCCTTGATATTTGTATCTAACTTCATACTTTTTCAACTCGTCTGCAATCTTTCCAATTGCTGATTGTGTAGGTAAAACATTTATGACATTCCAAGCTCCCTCTGTTAATGCTAAAACTTTTTTATCTTTTAAAGATTTGATTAACTCGTCTAATTTACCTTCGCTGATTTCTAAGTTTACTGCTAAATCTTTTTTTGAAATTAACGGGTCTTTTTTAACTTGACTAATTAACTTCTTTTCTTCTTCAGTTAAAGACTCAATCGCAAAGGCTAACTCAACTAATTCTTGCTCGTTGAATTCTAAATGAGATTCAAAGCTATAATGGTCTTCAAATATCTCTAATTTTCTACTTTCAAACTCTAAATAGTCTTCAGCGTTCACTCCGTATTCTGCGAAAACTTCAATTTCTGAATCATCTGAAAACGCTTGCGGTGTTACTGGTGTTGGCTCTTCAAGTTTTGGTAAACCTGCCATTTCTCGCAACTCGTTTTTAGTCGCAATCTGTAATAAAGTTTGTTCAGTAAATTCAGGTGAGAAAGGTTCTAAAGGTTGTACTTCATATGGCTGATTAATTCCGTTTAAACCTATTATATAGTTGAATAATTCTTCAAAATGTTGCTGATCAGGTTTGATTTCATTCTGTTCAAATAACTTAAAAGCATCTACCATCTCATTTCTACCACCTAATTGGCCTTCTACACGAATACCCATAAAAATAGGCGAGGTAACACGATGAGCAACAAATATTTCTTGTTGAATTGTATCGTTTAAGATGTCAAACTGCTTGTCTAATTCGCTTGGTTGAAGACTAATTACATTTGGAGCTTTATCCGACCCATCAGAGAAGTTAATAATCCATCTGCCAGCGTTATCTGTGCTGCCATGTTTGTTGTTTATCCTGCGAACTAATGCTCTTTGTTCTTCATCAGTTGGAATCCCATTATTGAAATTTAAAATACCACCAAAGAAAAAATTATTTTGAAGGTTAGCTCTGTGAAAATTTGCTACTTCAACATCACTTTCTATATAAGGTATAGCACCGATGTAATCAGGCAAAGGATAGGTAGATAAGTTAGGTCTGTATTCTCTGTAATAAAGAATCTGAACACCTTCTCTCTTTTCAGGGTTGAAAGCATCATACTCTACAACTTTTGGTCTGTAATCTGCCCAATTGTCCGAGTAATAAAACGAAGTATTATCTACATTTGAACGGATTTTAGCAAAGTCCATGTGATAAACTTGCGCCACCTTACCACTTAACTTACTCCATACAATTTGAAGTGCATAGCCTCCGTATAAACGCTTATCTAAAACAGTCTTATTGAATATATCACTTAGAGTTTCAAAGGTATTAGGACGAACTAAAAATGCCTGAGCTTTAACAGCTTGTTCAGTAACTAAACCTTCTTTAATTTTTAAGCCACGTCCGTAAGTGTACTTTTGTTTAGCAGTTAAAATAGCGTTGTGTTTAGCTGAGCGATTGAATAAATCAACTAAATAAGCTGGATAGTTATTGTCCTCGCCATAATTTACATAGTCCTTATTCTTGTCCTTTTCAAAAACTGGGACTGTATAAGTGCTAACTGGTTCGTTATAAAAAACAAATTTACTTTTACTGTCTGTCATAAGTTATAATTTCAATATCAGGATTATAGGTAGTTACAGTTAGGTCATTGAATCCGTACAATAATTTCCCTCTTTCTAATAGTTGTTCGCTTGAGTTTGGTTCAGGGTTATTTTCAAAACGAGTATAAATTGAATACTCATAATTTCCAGTATCTTTTAAATAAACGATTCCTTGTTCTAAACTTTCATTTCCTTGATTAGTTACCAATTCAATATAAAAATTGTCAATTCTTGGATAGTAAGTATCTAAATTAATAATATAAAGCCATTTAGTCTGCTTTGTAACTTGCGAATAAATACCGAAATATCCTTCTACAAACTTAGTCACATTCCCAGCGTTTGGGATTGTAATGTTTTCGCTCGCTGTTGCAAATATTTCGTTTAATCCAAAATTAAGATGAATCATATATCTATATATAAAATTCACAAAAAGTTATAAAATAGAAAAGGCAGCCATTTCTGACCGCCTAATCTACCTATGAAAAAACTCTACTTAAAACTTTTAAAGTTTAGTGAACGCTGAAGTTGAAGTTAAGATTTGCGCTGGAGTTGCTTCCATACCAGTTAAGGTAATTTGAGTTCCGTTGAAGTCACCCATTGCGGCTCCGCTTGTATGTGAACCTGCACTAACTTCTAATCCGTTTACTTGTCCTAATAACCAAAATGTTCCGTCTTTTTTCTCAATGATAGTCAAAACTCTTGCTTGAGCTAAAGTGTACCATCTGTTTCTATCAGCTTGGCTCATCTTAGCAAAATTTGCTACAACTGTTTGAGTATAGAAAACATTTCCGTTAGCTGGTGTTGATGTGATTTCTTCTGTAAATGAATCTGCTGCTTGTGGCATCAACTCATACTTGTAGAAACTTACTCCACTCACGTTTGAAATACCTGAAGCAGTTGTACTTGTTATAGTAGCTGCACTTGGTAATCCGTTTGCAAAATAGATATTCTTTAAACCTCCGACTGCATCTTTACAGTCTAAAGTATAACCTGCTGTTACTGCACATGGCATAATTTTTTTCTCCTTTTATTTTTATAAAAAGAGGGTAAGGCTTGACTTTTCAAACCCCACCCCCTCTTAGTTAATTAATTAAGAACCTACGAAGTAAACTACTTCTGCTGGGAATGCGATTTGAACACCAGCTTTGAACTCCGCTACATAACGAACTTCCATAGCCTCTTGTGCCCAGAACAATTCAAACTTAGACTCTTCGCCTAACACATCACAACCAAAGAACATGTTTGAAGTTCTCATTGCATAGATTTTGCCAGTTCCGTTCAATCCGTTTACACCGATAACCTTGATGTTAGTTCCTGGAATAACGATTTCAAAGTTGCTGTTTGAAGCATCTGTGTTGTAGTGGAAAAGGTTAGCGTTAGTTAATGCTAATTGGTAAGTTCTGAAAGTGTCAATACCGCAGAAAATCATTGTATCATTCTTATCAAGTAAAGCAGCAGGAATCGCTCTAAAAATACCTTGCATGATTGCATTTACGTTTGAAACTGTGATGCCTCCTGAAGCTGAGTAAGGAGCTCCAGCCATAAATCCTGAAGCGTTAGCAGCAATTGCTGAACCTGAAACCGCAGTAATGATTTTTACTAAACCATCAAATTGAGCTAAAGCATTGTTTCCTGAAGTTGTGTCACCTTGCCAGAAAGCTGTTTCCAAATTCTGAGCAATCAAACCAGCTTTTAAGTCTGTGAATTGTTGTTCAAAAGGAATGCTCTTAGGATTTGAACCATTAGGCAATACTAACTGAAGATACTTTGTTTCTAAAGTTTTCGGACACAAAGCCTCATGAACTCTGATAGGCGAAACTGTCATTGTTCTGTTTGAGAAAGTTGTAGTTCCTGAAGCAGAGAATCCGCATGAAGTACCTGATTGGAATACTGCATCTGTATCCATTACGTTTACTTGCATTGCTGATTTTACATTTGGCATCTTAGTTGCCAAGCTGATTGATTTTGCTGAGAATAAAGACTTAGTCAATAACTCTCTTTCGTTAGCTTTTGTATATGAAGCTAACCCTGTAACATTAAATGCCATTTTATTATTTGTTTAATATGTTTAAAATTTCGTCTAACTTGTTGTATTCGTTTTGTTTTTCTTGAGCAAAGTTTACGTTAAAAGGTTTAACTTCTACTTTTTCACTTGGTGCATCTGCTAACTTCTCAACTATTTCAACTAATTTAGAAAATGCTTCTTTTTGAGAATCCATTTTCTCTTCAGTAGCTCCCATCATTTCCTTCATTTTAGTTTGAAGTTCCATAATCATTTCTTCGCACTTCATGATTTTTGCACCCATCTCCTCAATCATTGGCATGTAGTCTTCAGCCATTTTTTCTTTAGCTTCAATTTCAATTTCAACTGGTGCTTCAGGCATTTCTGCTGGAGTTTCAGGCATAACCAAAGTGGTTACTTTTCCATTCTCAACAGTAATTTTTCTGCCATCTTGAAGTTCATGTTCTCCGTCTGGTGCAGGAACTTCTCCTGACTCGCTAACTACCATTACACTGGTACCTTCAGCCAATGGTCCTTCCCACTTTATAATGGTAATTCCATCTGCTAACTTTGCCTCTTCAAAAGACATTGCTTCTTCTGAAAAGATTTCTTTTAATTTGCTTAATAGCTCTTTTACGTCGCTCATATTATTTGTATATATATTTTGTTTGTTCAATTTTAATTTATTAACAAGGACAATAGCTTGTTCTACATTGCTAACTAATTCAACTTTTCTATCTGTAAATAAACCTTCAACCGAAAATCCTTTAAACTTTCCACTCTTGATATAGTCATTCCATATTTCTTCATTATCTACCTTGCATGAAATAAACCAACTGCCATCGGGCAAATCTTCAAAGCCTTCCGGAGCTTTTATACCTCTTGTTGAATCAATGATGAAAGACTCAATAAGATAAACTCCTTCAGCTAACATATTTTTTTTGTGCTGAATATTAAAGTTGCTATTGTATTGGTTTTTGAAATAACGCTCAACTATTTTTTGAATCGTACTCTTAGTGAAAACCACGTTGTATTCTTCGCCATCTTTTCCTCTTCTGTAAATTGGTTGGTCAGGAATCATAGCTGGTCCTGAGATTATTTGTTTGTCAGTTGTCTTAAAACTAAATCCTTTCTTTTCCCACTTCGCATAACAAACCGCTGCGGCCTGATCTTGGTCCATTCCACCATCAACTTCAATCCCAATGCAACGACTTACAAATTCGTTTTCTGATTCTCCTGCTTTTGGCTCTACTACAAAATCTATTTGTTGAAGTTTTCTACTTGCCCATTCTACCCCTTCATCACCACCCCAAGCTAACCACATTAAAGCTCCGCAGTCTTCTTTAGGATCACCTTTAGAATTCTCTCTGTGCCTTTCAAAGCCTGACATTCTTGCAATCGTTTCTCTGCTGATATTTTCTCCATTAGCCAATTGGTTCGCTCTGGTCCATCCAACTGGAGTACCACAATTTAATTCGTATTTATCACGCAATTCTAAAGCTCTTTTTGCGTTTTCACTCGCTGCCTTAGGATAGTCGCTATAAGTTTCAAATTCACTTTTAAAAGCTACCCAGTCGTATTCAATTGCAGGCGAATCAACCAAAGCAATAAAGTCAACTCCAGTTTCTTCATCCTCATTTATAAGTAGTTCGTATAAAGGTAATTTAGCCATATATTTAGATAGTTTATTTTAATTAAGTTTTAACCTATTACTGCCTTAGCCTTGATTGCATCAACTTTCTTTTGTGTGTTTGTTATGTCGGTTTCAGTAACATAAACTTTAGTCGCTCCAGTATTATTCACGTCCAATGGTGTTGAGTTGTCAATGCGAGTAAACGAACTTGAAGGTCTTGTCATTGGTGGGGCTGAAGGAACTGAACCTCCGCCTGAACTACCCGGTACCTGAACTGATAGAATCTTTTGTACATTTGCGATACCCGTTGCAACTGCTACCGCTGCTGCTAATGCCGCTCTAAATGGTGATGTTGGGTCGCCTGGCGTTAATTGTGAAGTATAAGCTTTCTGTGCTGATAAGTAAGTATCAATTGTTGCTGCTGCTACTGCTAAGGCTTTCCCCTCTGCTGTACTTTCTCCTAATAAACTTGACAAAGATTTTAAGGCAGAGGAACTTAATTCAAAATTTTTAATTCTTGATTCTGTTAGCGCATCGTCAATTTTCTTTTGGGCATCTGCTGTATCTTTTGCAATACTTACTTTTTTCTGAGCTAATTGATACTCTAAATCAACTGTACTTTGTCCGTACATTTTGGCGTTTTCAAGTTGCTGATTTAGTCGTTTTAAATCTAATTCGTCCTGCTCTTTTTTTAGTTGCTCAGTTGTTAAATTCTGATTTAAAAGTTTAGTTGATTCTTGCTTGTAATAGTCCTCAGTTATTTTTGAGGTCTTATCAAATCCAGTTTTAACAGCATCTTCTCTCTCCTTTTGTGCCTTATCAAAGTCATCAAGTTGTTTTTGTTGACGTTCTAAACTCTTTTTCTGTTCTTCTTCAACTCTTTTTTGTCTTGCCTCCTGAGCTGATTTATATTTCTGGTCTTGAGCATCTTTTACGTTTTGGATTCTTTCGTATTTCTGCTCATAGGTGCTTACTGTGCTTACTCTTTTCCCGTAATTCTCCTGAAGTGCAATTAAAGCCTTGTCTAAATCCTCATTGCCAGTATTTAACTCAGCAACTGAACGTCCCCTAACTATTTCAAGTATTTGTCTATTAGTACCGCCATAACCTTTGACTTTTAGTTTTAGTATTTCAGTTTCTTTTTGTTGATTCTTTTGTAGGTCATCAATCTGCTGCTTTTGAAGTTTTATAGTTTCATTGATAATAGCATTTGATTCCTTCTCAGTTATGTTTTTATTCTTTAGCTTTTTTAAGTTTACATCAATAGCTCTTTCTTGTTGAGCTTGAGTTAGATTTAAAGCAGATAAAGAGTCTTCAAAATCTCTTGTAACTCTTTCGGCTTCTTGCATTGCTAAAGCTTGTTCTTTAATCTTTTCGGTACTAAAGCCAGTTCCCTGAATAAAGCTAATTACTTGGTTCTGTAATCCTGAAAAAGCCCCAGTAAGTAAAGCAATCTTATCAGATAGAAAATCAACTATCGGACTGAACTTTGAAAATATAGCCACTAAAGAACCAACTACAACCGCAACCGCAGCTAATACCATTCCAACTGGTGATGCAATAATAGCTTTAAAAGAATTAACCATCCCTTTAAAACCATCCACAGCAGCTCCAATAGGACCGGGCATTTTCCCAACCGCATCAGTAGCTTTGTCTAATTTCTTCTCAGTTTCTTTGGCTTCCTTTTGGGTTTCCTTTAAGTTGTCGTTGAGTTTATCCGTTGACTTACTGACTTCTTCAATCTTTGCCGCACTGTCACCAGTTACAACTTTGGTTTCTATTACTACTTCATTTTTAGCCATTCAATACCTCGTTTTCTGTTTGTTTGATTATACTTAATATAGTTGAATCAGCCGAATCAATTAATTTAACTAAGTCGGTTAACTCGCATTTTTCAATAAGCTCTTTGAATTTATCCAGCATTTGTATTGTTGTTTAATATGATTGACCAATTCCCATTAACTGGAGCTACCCAAATTGTATGCTTAGCTTTTATTTTAAAACTTGAACCACCCTCAATAGTTTGTCCAGCAATTGGATAAGCAAATACATCTGAACCTTGATTGTGAATTACTATTATAGGATAACCCGTTTTTGGTTTGCTTATAGTTGCATCAGGCAAATATACTCTTGTCGCTCCATTTACTAACCAAATCTTCTGTGAATAATCAGTAAAAACAAATGAGTCATTAGTATATACTATGTCTGTATAGGTCTTGTCTCTATCATTTAAAAACCCACTATTACTACTTTTATCTAAGTTAGGTAAAAGAATATCATCTAAGTTAGGCTGATCAGGACTATATGTTGCATAACCACCGTTGGTTGTAGTGTTTTCAGCTATAAAATCAGGCGCAACTTTTAATTTTAGGAACTCTATTTTTACTGGTTCATTGGAGTTTAGGTCATATTCTACCTGATGCAATCTATAATACTGCTGGTCTATTCGGTAGTAGTTTCTGAATGATAAATTTGCTAACTGATTAGGGCTTAAATGAAAGTACCCACTAACTAACTTTGAATCTTTGTCCGTAATTTCGGTAATAGTTTTTAACCAATAAGAATTATAAAGGTTGGCCGTTGTAATTGCAGGTGTACTTCCGTAAAAGTAAGCCTTTGCAGTTGTGCATTCTAAACTAAAAGTAGGCGCTGTTATTGAGTCAAGCATTCCAGCGTAAGGGTACTCTGTATAGTTTTGGATTGCGGTTCCGTTATAGTTTAAATTCCATCCTTGAGAAGTTGCTACCAATCCACCATATTGAAGGATTCTAATATTGTAAACGGGTAAATTATCTGAACCAGTCGCAGGGTCTTGAGGTCTTATCTTTGGAATTATCCTATCGTTAGTAGTCGCATCAGCTGAAGGTGTTGGACTGAATCCTATTTCAACTACTTTTGAATCTCTTATAAAGTCGTTGTTAATATTAAACTTCTGTTTGCTGAATGGCTCTCTATACACATCTTCATAGCGTTTGTTAAATTCGTCTGAATCTGATTTATAAGTCATCTCAAAAACTCTGAAGTCAAGTAAACCCATAGGTTTTATTTCAAGCTCCTGCGATACGTCTAAATATTCGGTAAGGTCTACAAGTGTATCTGTGTAGAATTCATCTCTCGGTTCAATGATTAACTTTTTCTTGTCTATCTGGTCAACTTCAACATACAAGTTGAACATCTTAATTAAGTACTGTAAGAACTCTGTTTGCTTAGTTTTCTCAGGTAATGCTGATACTATGTCAACTGTTTGCCCCTCTTGGTAGTTAGCCTGAGGATTTGAGTAAAAATCAAAACCAGTTTGAAAGTTCAATGTAAATAATCTTGCATCAGCTCC